GTTCGCGCACCGTCGAAGCATAGAGATCGGAGAAAATATCGAGGGCCAGCCGTTTGCGAAGCCCCAGTCTGCGGCCCGACATGGCCTACTTCCCGGAGGGCGTCGGAGCCTCCTCGCGGGGCTGTTCGGCAACCGGAGGCAGCGAATCGGGATGCTGACGCTCCATACGTTTGATACGGATGCTGTCGGGAACCCGCACGCCGTACATGACCACGATGCGGGGATTGGACGGACCGGGTTCGACCTTCACGTCGGAGGTCTCATCCTTGTCCTTGGGTGCGTTCTTCACCGACGAGCAGGCCGCGGAGAATCCCAGAAGGGCCGCCAGCGCGAGTTTCAGTTTTCTGTTCATAACGCCAAGCTGTTAGAGATTCACAGCACAAAGATACGAAGAAAATCGGATAAAACGGGGGAACGGGGCGTAATAATGTAAGTTGTTGAAATGCAGAATCGCAATGGGTAGAACCTCAGCCTCTTGCCGAATGACCGAAAAGCAGGATTTCGAGGAGTAGAGCGAGGTTTTCGTTACTTATCCGTTGCCTTTTTCGGGTCGGGAAAGAGGCTGTCGAAAACTTGATTCCGACCTTCGAAAACGGTTCTGTACTTCGAGGAACGCCGGTTTTCTTACGAAACTCCACGACAAAGATAGTCGTTTTACTCGGAGTTTCTCGAAAAGACGGTTTCCGATGTGAGGGCATAGTATTTTATTCTATGTTTCGCTTCGTTTTTCATGGTTTCAAATAACTCTATATCAAATAATTTTGTAATGGTTAATAGAGTTATGAATCAAGATGACGTAAAGGTTACGTTCTACCTCAAAAAGAATGAATTGGACAATGCAGGTCGTTGTTCCGTCATGGGTCGTTTGACTATCGGTCGTTCGGAAAGCGTGTTCAGCGCCAAGATGCTTGCGCCGCTTTCGTTGTGGACGTCGGGACGTGCCAAAGGCAAAAGCGCCGAGGCCGTCGAAATCAACCGTCGGTTGGACGAACTGCGGGCTTCAGCTATCAGTATCTATCGCGAGCAGTCGGCCGTTCGTGAACGGGTAACGGCCGAGGAGGTCAAATGCCTGCTGTTGGGTATGGCTTTCGGGCAGAAAACGTTACTCGGGTACTTCCGCTCGCATATCGAATATTTCGAGAAACGGATAGGTGTGAATCGCACGGCCAAATCGGCGCACACTTATCATTGCGCTCGCGAACACGTCGAACGGTTCCTGTCGGAGCGGCTTCGGCTGTCGGATATTCCCTTTTCGGCTTTGGATCGGTCGTTCATCGACAAGTTCGACCTGTACCTGCGCACGGAGCGGGAACTGGCTCCGAACACGATCGTGCTATATATGGCGCGCCTGCACACAGTGGTCAACAAAGCCATCGCCGCAGGCATCATCACAGCCGACCCGTTCGCAGGGTACGAACCTCCGCGTCCCGAACGTAAACGGCGCTACCTCACGCGCGAGGAGTTGCAGCGGTTGATGACTACGCCGCTCCCTTCTCAGAGGATCTATCTCGTCCGCGATCTGTTTCTCTTCTCCTGCTATACGGGTATCAGCTACGGCGATATGTGTCGATTGACCGCCGCAAACCTCGAAACGTCCGAAGACGGAACCACGTGGATTAAGGCGACGCGGGAAAAGACGAACGTCGAGTTCGAGATACCGCTGCTCGACCTGCCGCTTCATATCATCGACAAATACCACGATACGACATCAGACGGCAAACTGCTTCCCATATACGGGAACTCGGAGTTGAACAAGGGGTTGAAACTTCTTGCCGCTACATGCGGCATCGACCGCAAGCTGACCTTTCATATGGCGCGCCATACCTATGCGACGGAAATCACGCTTTCACATGGCGTGCCGATGGAGACGGTCAGCCGTATGCTGGGACACAGCCGCGTCGATACGACGCAGATATACGCCCAAGTAACTAACGACAAGATAGAAACCGATACGCAGTCGCTCGACAAACGAATCGCAGAATGCTTTACAATCGCTATCTGATGGAAAAGAATAAAGATATGAAACGTCGCAGCACGTTCGCCGTGCTGTTCTATATCAACCGCACGAAAGTCCGCAAGGACGGCTTGTGCCAGCTCTTGTGCAAGGTGAGTATCGACGCCGAAGCGGCACAGATCGGAACGAAAGTCGCGGTAGATCCTGCGATTTGGAATCCTACGGCAGGGCGTGCCGACGGCCGCAGCCGCAATGCCAACGAGGTAAACCGAGCCATCGACGCCCTGACGGACGAAATCAAGGCGCACTACAAGCGAATCAATCTGTCGCTCGGTTTCGTAACGGCCGAATTGGTGAAGAATGCCGTAAAAGGCATCGGGCAGAAACCGCTGACCTTGCTGGCATTGTTTAGGGAACACAACGAGGAGTTTCGCAAGCGGGTCGGCATCGACCGCACGAAAGAGACTTTCGAGAGCTATGTGCGTTCGTACAATCACCTGCGGGAGTTCGTGCAGCAGAGATGCGGGCAGGAAGATATAACCTTGCGCAGCCTCGACCGGGAGTTCTACGATGCGTTCGACTTGTTTCTGCGCACGGAACGCCGACTGCAACAGAAGTCGGTACACGAGCACCTCTACCGATTGAAGAAGATGACCGTGCGAGCCGTCAATCAAGGAACATTGCGTCGCGACCCCTATGCTGTACTGCACCCCGAATTGCCCAAGCGCAGGAGCCGCCACCTGAAACTTGACGAACTGAAACGCCTGCTCGCCGAGCAGGTCGCCGACCCTGAACTGCGACGGGCGAGGGACTGGTTCATCTTCTCGACCTTCACGGGACTGGCATATGCCGACCTGAAACAGTTGTCGGAAAGACATGTTACGCAGGACACGGAGGGTGTGCGTTGGATACATATCCGACGGCAAAAGACCGGCACGGAATCGGTCGTGCGGCTGCTGGACATACCTCTACGGATTATCGAGAAATACCGAACCGAACGTACCGACGAACGACTGCTGCCGATTTGCTCCTATCATAAGTTACAAAAACTTATGCCACGATTGGGTGAAGTCTATGGAATCGAGAATCTGACATTCCACAGGGCGCGGCATAATTTCGGAACGCATATCACGCTCTCGTTGGGCGTGCCGATAGAGACCGTCAGCCGCATGATGGGACACCGACGGCTGATGACAACCCAAATCTATGCCCATGTAACAGACAGAAAGGTGGACGAGGATACGAAGCAACTGCGAGAACTTTCAGCGAGCCGAGAGCTCGAACTCTATGAAGAACCGCAAAACAAGAATAACCTATAAAAGAAACCGACTATGATTACTCAACCCATAACGATCGAAAACGGGCTGGTAACGATTCGCCCGACCGCCAACGGAATATGGCTCACGCAAAGTCAGATCGCTGATCTGTTCGGAGTATTCACTGCTGCCGTAAGCACGAATATCCGAGCAATACTCAAAAGCGGTGTTCTGCACGAAGACCGCGTTGTCCGCCGCACACGCGGCCGAAACGGAAACATCGTCGAACGATATAACCTCGAAATGATTACGGCACTGGCATTCCGACTGAAATCCGAGAATGCGGAAGTATTCAGACGATGGATCGTAGAACGGGCAATGACACCCGCTATCGTCTGGAAAGTATCGACAAGTAACAACGCCAAACTGAACTGAATTTCAAACAAGAAGCGATTCACATGGTTTAATAAATTTTCAATTATTCTATTTGCATAATTTATGTTGAATAATTATCTTTGCAAAAACAACGACAGCATGGCAAAGACAACGAATCCCTTCATCGTAACGGGGAAGATCGAGCCGGAGTATTTCTGCGATCGCGTGACGGAATCGGCACGGCTCGTTAAATCCGTTACCAACGGGAACAATATGGTAATCATCTCTCCGCGACGTATGGGCAAGACGGGACTGATTCAGTTCTGCTACGACAAACCCGAAATCGCCGACGAATACTATACGTTCTTCATCGACATTCTGCACACGTCGAGCCTGCGGGAGTTTACCTATCTGCTGGGACGTGCAATATACGAAA